AGCAAACTCAAGAAGGGTGGGGCTGCTAAAAAAGCAAGCATGACTTATATGACTTATAGCAAAACCGGTAAGCCAGAAGGACTGAAAACAGTTAAAATGACCAAAGGTGGCGTCACTGGTCAAGCCATGAGAGCTGTTGGCCGCAATTTGGCTAGAGCTCATAACCAAAAACCTGGGAGCAAATGATGGTTACTCAAGTTAAACCAACAACCAAAAACAGCCCCGCTATTCATAAGCCTACAAAGGTGTTTAATGGTTCTGCTGAAGAGTATGCTCGTCCACATACCATGAAGGATAAGCCTGTTCATCTTGAGGATGCAGGCACTGAGCCCAGCTTTAACAAGAAAAAAAACTGGGTTCCACTCAAAGGCGTGAGTATTACCATGAATGAAGAAGTCAAAGAGACTGGCATCAAAATTCGCGGTACTGGAGCAGCTACCAAAGGCGTGATGGCCAGAGGACCAATGGCGTGAACTACACTCAGCTTAAACAACTGATCCAGGATTACACCCAAAACTACGAGACCACTTTCGTAGCGGATATTCCTACGTTTGTTGAACAAGCTGAGCAGCGCATTTTTAATTCGGTACAGTTTCCATCACTGCGTAAAAACGTAACGGGGACTTTGACCCAATACAACCAGTATTTGTCTTGCCCATCTGACTTTTTGGCGCCTTACTCGCTTGCTATTTATCAGAACACCACAACCACGGCAACTGGTACATCTGGTACTTATACCATTACGATTGGATCAAACACCAACGTAGCTTTGGGTCAGATTGTGTCTGGTACTAATATTCCCAATGGCGCCACAGTGACCGGCATCAACGGCCTTGTAATCACTCTTAATTTGCCTTTGAGCGGTACTGTTTCTGGCAGCGTTACATTCCAAGGAAATTATCTTTATTTACTCAACAAAGATGTTAACTTTTTGCGCGAGGCTTATGGCAATCCCGTAGCTTACGGAACTCCGCAATACTATGCTTTGTTTGGACCCACAGTAACCAGCGGTACGGTCAGTAATTATTTGTCTTTTATGGTTGGTCCAACACCGGACACCAACTACAACGCTGAACTGCATTACTATTACTATCCAGTTTCGATTACAACATCTTCAGACGGCACAAGCTGGCTGGGTAATAACTTTGATACTGTTTTGCTTTACGGCTCTCTTGTCGAGGCTTATACCTTTATGAAAGGTGAGACAGACATGATGACGCTTTACAATCAAAAGTATGTTGAAGCGCTTGCTCTTGCTAAACGTCTTGGCGATGGTATGGAACGTCAAGATGCGTACAGAGACGGCCAATTTAGACAGGCAGTCACATGATAGTCCAGACCGCCACCACCAGCTTCAAAGTGCAACTTGCTCAAGGGTTGCACAATTTTGGGCCGACCAACCCCAATACGTTCTACATTGCGCTGTTTACTTCAAACGCAACCATCAACGCTGCCACCACTCAGTATTCAACTGCTTTGGTAGGTGAAGTAACAGGCGGCGGATATACGCAGGGCGGTCAGCCCTTGACAATTACGCAGACTCCAACATCTGGAGCAACAGGTGGAACAGTGGCCTATTGGTCGTTTCAAAACGTAGTATGGTCTCCAGCTTCATTTACAGCTCGTGGCGCTCTGATTTACAATTCAAGTCAGAATAATGCTTCAGTGGCGGTTCTTGATTTTGGCGCAGACAAAATTTGCAACACATCATTTACCATTCAGTTTCCAGCTGTTACCAACACCAACGCTATTTTAAGGATCGCATAATGCAAACCGAAAACATCAAACCCCAAGAGCAAACAGCCGTTTCCGTTGCTGTCAACTCAAACCTTACAGAAGACACACACGTTGTGGGTCACTACACTGTTACTTGTACAGATGCCGACGGCAACGTCAAGTGGGAAGAAGCATTCCCTAATTTGGTGGTCAACGTGGGTAAAACCAATTTGTTGAGCACCTATTTCACAGGCTCTTCTTATACAGCCACTTGGTATTTGGGCTTGGTGGATGGCGGTTCATCCCCTACTTACAATGCTGCCGATACTATGGCTTCTCACTCTGGATGGACTGAGAACACCGGTTATTCCAACTCTACTCGTCCTGCTCCCACATGGGGATCAGCCTCTGCATCAGGCGGTGGAGCTGGCACTGCTGGTACTGGTACTATTTCCACAACAGCCACTGCATTCAGCATCAACGCAACTGGCACAATTGCTGGCGCATTCTTGGTGACAAACAGCACCAAAGGCGGAACAACAGGTACTTTGTATTCTGCTGGTAGTTTTACCACCGGAAATCGCTCTGTATTGTCAGGCGATACACTGAACGTCACTTACACCGCTAACTGCTAAGGATCAATCATGGCTGCAAAATTTACAATTGGTGAACAAGTTAAAGTCACACCTACTCCTGTTGATCCAGCTGGTCCAGTTGAGGCGTTGACAATGGATGCTTACGGCAACATCTCTTACCTCATTTCTTGGACTGACGAGAATGGCGTGGTACAAAATAGATGGTTTGCTGAATCCCAGTTAGTGGCTGCCTGAAATGGCTGACGGCGGATTTGGTTCTGGTACATGGGGCCAAGCCGCTTGGGGTGGGTCTGTATTCAATCCTGCCGTAATAGAAAATCTCAATAACTCTTATTGGGGTTCAGCTGGTTGGGGTAGCGGTGCTTGGGGCGGAACGCCCAGCGTCACTGATTCTGTAGCTGCATCTGATTCTTTTACGCTTACTGTTAGTGAAACAGCTACTGTTACTGATTCGGTTAGCGATACACTTAGTTATTCAAGCGCAGTCACAGAGACAGTTACGGTCACGGATTCTGTTGCAGATGTACTGGGTCTTAATCAAGCGGTGACTGAGGTCATCACGGTCACAGATTCAGTATCGGATACGCTAAATGCCGTAAGTTCGTTAACTGAGACAATTACAGTCACAGATCAGGTATCGGCGATTACCTTGGTTTCAGGTGCAGTTAGTGAAACGGCAACAGTTACAGATTCTGTCAGTGAAATACTAACGTACAGCAGCAATGTTACCGAAACCATCACGGTCACGGATTCAGCAGTTGGAGGCTCGTTCTTTGGCGTAACTGTTGCAGAAGCAATTGTGGTTGCAGACGTGGTTTCTACAACTCAGACCTTCTCTTGTGCCCGCACAGAAACCATAACCCCAAGCGATTCTGTTGTCAGTGGTTTGGTTTACTCGGCCACCCAGTCCGAGACCGACACGGTAACAGATTCTGTAAATGCTGCTTTTGGTATTGCCGTGAGCGTGTCAGAAACCGTATCCCCAGCGGATGTGGTTTCCAGTGCGGTTGCAATGGTTGTCAGCGTACTTGAGACTTTAAGCCTGCTGGATTCACTGACAAACACAGCAGTTATGGGAAATACGGTTACAGAAACCGTAACTTTGCAGGATATTCAAGACGCGCCGGGTAGCATTTATTTCGTGCAAATCAATGAAACAGTAGTTGCAACAGATTCAGTTTTTGGTAAACTACTATGGATTCTGATTGACGACAGTGAAACTGCAAATTGGCAAGAAATTAACGATCCTCAAACGCCGGGATGGGCAGAGATCGCTGATGCGCAAACCCCCGGTTGGACAGAAATTTCGACAGTTTAGGAGCATTAAATGTCAGTAGGATACTCAACCAATCTACAACTTGTAGAGCCAGTCACAGGAACCGAATCAGGTAACTGGGGCTACGACATCAATTACGGTACAACCGATTACATTGATATTGCCATTGCGGGCACAAATAACATCACAACAGATGCTGATGTAACACTCACCCAAACGACAGGCACAACGTCCGGTAATAATATTGTTGGTACAACAGCTCAGTATGCGATATTAAATTGCACTGGGGCCAGAACTGCTGCCAGAAACATTATTGCACCAACAGTTAGTAAAACCTATGTGGTTATTAACAGCACCACAGGCGGATATGCAATCACCATCAAAAAGTCTGCTGGTACAGGCGTATCAATTGCCAACGGCGAAACAGCTATTGTGTACTACAACACTGTAAGCGGTGACTACGTTAAAGTAACATCCTTGAGCACATCTGGTGTTGTGCTTCCTGCTAATGGCGGTACAGGCGTAGCAAACGGTACAAACAACACAATCACATTCACAGGTAACTATACTCTCGGGTTGACATTAACTGCGAATACTTCAGTCACGCTTCCCACTTCTGGGACTTTGACCAACACTGGCAAGGCTATTGCCATGAGTCTTATATTTGGCTTTTAGGAGAATTAAATGGCAAATCCGAATATCGTCAACGTATCAAGTATTTACGGAAATACGGCTTACGTTATCCCAAGTACCACAGGTGCAACAACATCTTGGACTTATAACGGTACAACTACGTTGACAGGTTTGACGCCTGCCACGAATACCGTCAATAAGATCGACAACATTGTTGTGTCAAATACGACTTCAAGTGCGGCTAACTGTACTGTGGGTATTGGTAACAATGCCACTTTTGGTAGCGCCACTGTAGTTTCATATTTGGCATATCAGATCAGTGTTCCGCCAAATGCTTCAGTGATTGTGACCGATAAGACAACAGCGTTTTATTTGACTGAAAACCAATCAATTGGTGTGACATCTGGAACTGCATCTGCTTTGACATACACCGCGTCATTTGAAGCTATCTCCTAAGGACTGACCATGAGTTTGACTCATCAAGGCGGTTTTATCTCTGCTCAATACAATGGGCTTAACTACCCTGTAACAACGGTAGAGTACCTTGTTGTCGCTGGAGGTGGTGGGGGCGCAGGAGCATCTCAATACTACTGTGGCGGTGCTGGAGGTGCTGGTGGATTATTGACTGCAACAGGATACCCAATAACTCTTGGATCATCTATAACCATTACTATTGGTTCTGGAGGAGCTGGGGGCGCTAGCGGTGGCTCTATAGGCTCTCAAGGTGGAAATTCTGTTTTTGGAAACATAACTACTATTGGAGGTGGTTATGGTGGTATTGGTGGAAATGTTGGAGGAACT